GCTGGGTCAACGTGCGTCCGTTCCACATTCCGAACATTATCGACGAGTTCGACGACGAGCTTTTGGGCACGCTGGGCGATCCCCGCAATGCTTTCGTTACCTCGCAGGCGATGGCAATGAAGCGCAAGCAGGACAAGCTGATCGTTGACGCTCTTGCTGGTACGTCCTACTCGGGCGAAACTGGCGTGACCGGCATCGCGCTTCCTTCCGGTCAAAAGATCGCCGTCAATTACGGCGGTGCCAACATCGGACTGACGCTCGCCAAGCTCACGCAAGCCAAGTACCTGCTCGACAAGAATTTCGTTCCTAAAGCGGATCGGTTCTTCGTTCACGGTGCAAAGCAGCTTAATGATCTTCTGGTCAACGTGACGGAAATCAAGTCGTCCGACTATAACCAGGTGAAAGCCTTGGTTCAGGGCGAAGTTGATTTCTTCATGGGCTTCAAGTTCATCATGGTTGAAGACGCTGCGCTGCCTTACACGTCGTCCTCTGACGTTCGCATGAACTACGCCTTCCAAAAGGGCGGCTTGGTTCTCGGTATCGCTTCGGACTTCAGTTCCTCGATTGATCGCATTCCGAACCAGAACAACGCCATTCAGGTGCGCTCGACCATGAACATGGACGCGGCTCGCCTCGAAGAGGAAACCGTTGTTGAAATCGCGAACGACGAATCGCCGTAATCAACCAGTAACCACTTAACATAAGGAGAATATAAAATCATGGCTACTGTCTATACCACTCAGGGCGCTATCATCAACGCCCCCACTGCAAGCAACCGTCTCGCTGCCGATCTTCTCGGTAATGGGATTCAGTTCGCTTACGCGCAATACGTCGTCACGGCTGCTGAAGTCGCGAATGACATTATTCGCATCGTCAAATTGCCGCAGGGCGCTCGCATCATCCCGCATCTCTCGCAGATCGACAACGATGCTGTGGGCGGCACGAGCGCAATCATCACCGTTGGCGATACCGATACGACTGCCGCAGGCGTTGACGCCACTGACGCAGACCGTTACGGCGCTGCCATCGACATCACTGCCGCAGGCAAGGATTTGTTTGATTCCGCCACTCGTGGCGTAGCGTCGAACAACTCCTACGCGCTGCAAAGTCAGTCGTGGATCACGGCTACGTTTACGACCCTGACGGCGGCTCCCACCGCTGCCAAGGTTTTGACCTTCCGCATTGCTTACACCTCGGCGTAAGCGGTTCTAGGTTTGGTTTCATTGGGGTCCGTGCATCGGGAGTTCCGGTGCACGGATTTCTTAGGTTAGAAACAGAAACTCAAGTTCAAGGTTTCATATGGCTTTAAGTCGCACAGACATTGTGAATCAGGCGCTTCATCGCGTTGGCGCAAAGCGCATCATGGACTTGGACGATGACGACTCGATTCCGGCACGTATCTGCAAAGACCTGTTTGACCCGACGATTCAAGAGGTTGGGCGCTCGCACGAGTGGAACTGCCTGAAATCGCGTGCAGACTTGGCACAACTGAGCGAAGCTCCGGCGTTCGGCTGGGCTTATCAGTACCAACTGCCCACAGACTTCCTGAAACTCGTTAAACTCAACGGAACGCAGTCAGACAACGATCCTGGCGATGAATACGAGATTGAAGGGCGCAAGGTTTTGACTGACGCCGACGTGGCGCAAATCCAGTATATCGCTTTCAAGACTGACACGAACGAATATGACGCCCTTTTCATTGACGCTGTTGTTACGCTGCTCGCGGCGAAAATCGCAATCCCGATTCGCGGCGGTTCGTATGGTGAAATGGTTGGCCAACTCAAAGGTGAATTTCAGGGGGTGACGCTGCCGAATGCTCGCAAGCGTGATGCTGCTGAGCGGAAGCGCGTGAGGTACGATCCGGCGAGCGAATCCCGGTTTCTTGCGTCTCGTCATTCGTCAACTAACGGCTGAACATGCCCAACAGTAGAAGCGCCTTAATCTCTTTCAACGCGGGCGAATGGACGCCTAAACTGGATGCGCGAGTCGATCTGAAGAAGTACGCCTTCGCGTGTCGCCAGCTTGAGAACGTGCTGGTCGAACAATACGGCGCGGCTCAGCGGCGCACGGGCATGGAGTTTGTTGGCGGTGTGGCGACGGCAAGCAATGCGCTTCCGTGTCGGCTGGTTGACTTCAAGTTTTCCGAGACCACGAGTTTTGCGTTGGAATTTGGCGACGATTATATCCGTTTTTTCTCGAACAAGGCGCAGGTTCTTTTGACGGAAACGGACGTTGATTTGTGGGTAACAACGACGGTTTACGCGGTCGGCGATTACATCAAATATCCAGCAAATACGGTTTATCGGTGCGCTATTGCGCATACGGCTGGCGTTTTCGCGACTGACGTAGGAGCTGGCAAGTGGGTGCAAACGCCGATTTACGAGATCGTTTCGCCGTATTCCGCCTTCGATGTTTTCGGGCTTCATTTCCAGCAGATCAACGACGTGGTTTACATCACGCACGCGCTGTATCCGACGCAGAAACTGACGCGAATCTCTGACATCAGTTGGACGATTGAAGAGGTTGCTTTTGATACGCCTCCTTTTCTCGATGAGAACACGGAAGCAACGACCATCACGCCAAGCGCAACGACTGGCAGCGTGACGCTGACGGCTTCGGCTGCGACGTTCTTGGCTGGGCATGTCGGTTCCTACTGGGAATTGACGCATGACCGGCCCGCGTCTTCGATTGAGATTGCGATTACCGGCAACGGCACGAGTTCAACGATTCCGATTCGTGGAACGTGGGAATATCGCACAACCGGGACATGGACGGCGACATTTGCCATTGAACGTTCTTACGATGCCGGTACGACGTGGGAGCGCGTTGTTCATCAGGTTGGCATAAGTGAAAACTTTGCGAACAGCGATAACGTCGAGGCATTCGAGGAAGCGTTGTTTCGCGTCAAGATTGAGAACTGGTCGGCTGGCAGCGGGCGGGCGATTATCTCATGCTCAAGCTCCGAGGTCAAAGGGCTGGCGAAAGTGACGGCTTACACGAGCGCAACGGCGGTGACTGCTACGGTCATTGCATCCTTCTATTCTGCGACGGCTACGAAGGCATGGCGCGAGGGCGCGTGGTCATCGGTTCGCGGGTATCCGCGCACGGTGACGTTTTTCGAGCAGCGTTTGATTTTCGCTGGTACGTCGTTCGAGGCGCGGTCGGTATGGGCTTCGACGATTGGCGACTATGAGAATTTTGAGTACGGCAGCGCGGAAGATAGCGCGTTCAAGTTCACGCTCGGATCTGGTCGATACGATGCAATCCAGTGGATGCTACCGCATACCCGGTTGCTGATCGGCACGGCTGGCGACGAATGGAGTTGCGGCGATGGCTCGGGCGGCGATGCGCTGTCTGCCGTAAATCCGAAGGCATTCCGCCAGGCTTCGCGTGGTTCCGAAGGCGTGCAGGCGGTACTTGCGAACGATTCGGCGCTGTTCGTGCAGAACGGCGGCAAGCGCATCCGCGAGATGATTTACACCTTTGAGAAGGACGGGTACGCTACGCCGGACATGAGCGAATACGCAGAGCATATCACAGGAACGGGCAAAATCGTGCAGCTCGCCTTTCAGCAGAAACCTTTCCCGATTCTTTGGGCGGTGACGAGCGCGGGCGTGTTACTCTCGATGACGATTGAGCGAGAGCAGGACATTCTGGCTTGGACCTCGCATCCGACTGACGGAACGGTTCGGTCTGTTTGCGTCACGCCGAACGTGACGACTGGCAACGATGACGTGTGGCTGATCGTGCAGCGTGGAAGCGTCAAAAACGTAGAGATTATGCAGACGGCGACATGGGAAGACGTGGCCGATGCGGTCTATGTCGATTCTGCCTATGTCTTCACGGATGGTCCGGCGAGCTCGTTCGCGATTACTCGATTTGCCAATAAAACGGTTTCAATCTTGGCCGATGGTGCGCCGTTGCCCGATCAGGTTGCTGGCGCTGGTGGCGAGGTGACGCTTGATGAGGATGTCACCAAATGCGTCATCGGTTTGAAGTACGAGTCGATCATCAAGCCGATGCGTTTAGACGTTGATCCGATGGTGGGTCCGACTCAGGGACTCAATCGGCGCGTGAACGAGTTGACTGTAAGATTTTATCGCACGGTCGGATGTTCGTTTGGCGACGGCGAAGAGGTTGACTCGGTGAACGGCGGTCTTAAATGGCGCTCGCTGTCG